TGCGCTTCAAGATAGCCATTATTACTTGCCGCTGATAAATATAGCCTTGCTGATGGATTAGGGGCTGTTTCATCATTATCATCAAACTGATTGTAAACCGCTAAATCAAGATTACCATTAACACTGCCTCTAATATCTAAAGGAGAGGTTGGACTACTAGTACCTATACCTAATCTCTCAGCAGACGCATCCCAGAAGAACTTAGGCGTTGTGCCTGTGTCCTCGTAGAAGCTGATGTTACCGTTTTCAGCAAACCTTGCAGTTTTCTTTGTTTTACCATCCCTAGTTAAATCTAAAGTTGCCGCAGTGCTATCGTTATTAGAGTCTATATCTATGAACATATTACCAGTGCTTGAAATCTGGTCGCCACTACCCATAGCAAAGCCATCAGAAGCAGTCACTGTACCAGTAACGTCTATACCTGTGGCTGTTGTTCCTAGTTTTTCTACGTTATCGTAAAAAAGGCGGACTGAACTGTTTTCATTAAATATTGCACAGTTTTCACCATTTGCGCCTTCGATTTGTACGTTAGAGTTACCGCGTAAAATAAGATTCCCGTAGCCTGTGTCACTCACATAACTATTAGACCCATCATGGTAAATCTGTAGGTCATTACTAGTACCAAACTGAGCCTTAGCATTATCACCAAAGCTAATGTCATGGCTGTTAGTCGCTAAGTCCTGAGCAAGGCTATAAGGAGCAGTTACGTTGTTGTAGTTAGTAGAGTATACCCAAGTAGAACCGTTGTATACATACAGACCTACAGTGTTACTACCTGCACCTGTGTCATAGTACAAAGCACCTGCAACAATAGCATTACCCTGTACGTCAACAGTAGGTTGAGCATCTGCCGCGCCTAAGTAAGTTGTGTAAAAATCATTCCAAGTACTTGCGGCATTAGAAGAATTAGTAGCTGACGTAGCGGCTGAGGTTGCACTAGCGTCTGCCTCAGCGGCTTTAGTTGTAGCTGTAGTAGCAGAACCACTAGCGGCTGAAGCACTAGAGGCGGCTTCTCCTGCCTTTGTAGTGGCTGTTGTAGCTGATGAACTAGCTTCACTAGCTTTTGTAGTAGCTGTGCTTGCAGATGTACCTGCGGTTGTAGCTGAACCTGCGGCTTGACTAGCTTTAGTTGTAGCCGTGGTTGCACTGTTGCTTGCCGCTGTAGCACTATTAGATGCTTCAGTAGCTTTAGTAGTCGCTGTGGTAGCTGAATTACTAGCTGAAGTAGCACTAGCGGATGCGTTAGATGCGCTAGTAGCCGCGTTAGTAGCGTTAGTGTCAGCGGCTTGTACATCTGAAATATTGTCTGCAACGGTAGTTACTTTAGCCGCAATACCTGCAACAGTATCAACGTCTGCGTTAATACCTGCGACTGTCGTAACGTCACCAATGTTTCCTGCTACAGCACCAATGTCACTAGCGTCTGCAATAACAGTATCCATCTTAGACTCAAGACCTGCTACTGTAGTTACGGTACTGGAGATACCTGCTACTGTGTTTACATTAGCTATGTTGGTTGCTACTGTGCCAATGTCAGTACCATCTGCCGCAACTGTGTTGATGTTAGATGCGTTACCGTGGACTGCGTTGACGTTTGCAATGTTGTTGCCTACGTTGTTTACGTTAGCAATGTTTGTAGAGACTGTACCAATGTCCGAAGCATCTGCGGCTACGGTAGTTACGTCTGAAGATATACCCGCTACAGTAGTTACGTCTGTGTTAACTCCTGCAACTGTATTTACGTTAGCGATGTTATTATAAACACCGACAACTTGTGTATTTGAACCTGCAACGGTTTGTACCGCTGAACTGTTCGCTGTGTTAGCGTGACCAAGAGCAATGTTTGCTTGGTCTTGTGCCGCTTGTCTAAACACTCCCGCCATTGTCTCGTGAGTACTAGCGGCTGTAGCGTCTGAAGCGGCACTGGTTGCACTTGCATTTGCTTCAGTAGCTTTATTAGTTGCTGTGGTAGCCGCTGAACTAGCAGTATTTTTAAAGCCTTCTGCTTCGTCTCTGAAGCCTTCTGCTTCGTCTCTTTTAGTAGTAGCAATACCTGCTTGTTCCGTTACGGCATCAACAATAGTGCTGTCCGATGAACTTCCTGAGCCACCTGTTCCTCTAAATATAGCCATGATATTTCCTATTGTTGTGTTAAAAAAGAAAAGGGAAAGGGACTCCCGAATGGAAGCCCCTTAGGTACTACTATTATGCACCAACCATTAGGTTGAAAGCGGCATCTGGACGAAGAACCGCAGTGCCGTATAGAGTATCAGCAGTGTAAAGAGAACCTAAGAACTCTTGCTTGTACTGAGTCTGTGAACGAACACCTTGTTGCTCGGCAAGAACCATAGCATCTTTGTGGAACAACATAGCTTGCTTAAGGTCTACAGTACTTGCAGTGTTGTCACCCGCGGCTTCAATAACAGGACAGTTAGAAGAAACAAAGATGTCAATACCGTACAAGTTACCGATTTGACCATTGTTTACAACGCGACCATCTACGAAGTCACTTGAAGAATAACGGTCAATACCCATGATTGCATTACGAACTGATGGTGGTACTACAAGACAACGATTGTCCATAGGTACGTCAGCATCATCCATTTTTTGAATCAAATCACGGAAACCTGCATCAGTAAATACGTCAACAGCACCGTTAGCAGTGTCATCAGCATACTGAGTCAAGCCGTTAGTTCCATCAATGAAGTAAGAACCTGTACCTTCATAAGCGGCATTGTTGCTACCGAAAGACTTACCTAGAGCAAACAAGTCAGTGTCCACTTGCTTAGCTAGAGCGTAACCTGCGTCACCAGTGTAGAACTGACGAAGAGATGCAAGTGCTTGTGCTTCAGTAATGTCTTCGATTAAACGTGAGTACTCGAAGTGCTTGTCGATTGTTACTGTTACTTCAGCCTCAGTAGCGTTCTGAATAGTTACAGCAGTGTTTTCGGCTTTAGCGTTAGCTGTGCCACGAACAGGCTTAGGAATGTGAAGAGTGTCGCCTTTCTTACCAGTCATTGCCATTTTCTTAACTAGTGGTGCTAGTACAAGGTTAGACTGATAAGCGGCAACGACTTCGTCACTCCAGATTTCTGGGATAAAAGTAGCCGCGCTAGTGTTGTCTACTGTGCCGCCTTGTGCGGGATATGTTGATGTAGCCATGATAATACTTCCTTAAATAATAATATTAGTGTTTAACCCTCCCTTCTTGATATGCTTGCATAATCTCATCTGACAATGCCATATATCTTTCTGGGTCGGTTCTCATAAGTTTAATAATGTCTGCGCGTCTATAGACCTTCTTAGCTGACTGTTCACCACTACCACGTACATTACCTGTAGATGCGGCTTTAACAGTCTTCTTACGCTCTTGCTTCTCAGAGGCGGCAGTTTGACCGACTACCTGTTGACGTTCCTTCCATAAGGAAAAGAGTTCGTCAGCGGCATCATAATCATACTGTTGGTCTGCCTGTGCAAAGAGTTTTGTCCTAATCTTAGAACCCTTAATCCAATCAGCAAACTTCTCATCCTGCAAAATTCCCTGCATATCAGGGTGTTTGCTCTGCAACTGAGTCATTGCTGTTGTTTGTCGATACTGATTAGTTACTGCTTCAGCTTCTTTAATCTTAGGGTGATTATTAATCGCTCTTTCGACTGCCTTGTCGGGGTCTGAGAAAAAGTCTATTTCTTCGTCAGCGGTTGTTGCTTGTGTTTCTTGGTCGGTGAGTTGTGTCTGGATGTAGTCATCGACAACCTTTCTAAGTTCACCTACTTCAGAACTTTGCTTACCTAAGAGTTTTTCAGCCTCTTGGTGCATCCTTACTATTTCGGCTGTAGTCTTTCCTTGATACTTCTCAGGTACTTCTGGTTCGGTCTGTTCAGGAGTTTCCTCTACTTGAGGGTCTTGTGCAGTCTCTTCTAGGGTGTTAATGTCTTTCTCTTCTACGTCTTCTGGACGCTCATCTATTAGTGTTGCCATCATTAAACTCCGTGATTAATATCATTATGGAGGTGTATTAAATGTAAGGGTTCTATGGTCAGGAGTTGTCCTTACGGTTACAAAGTTACGCCATGCTTACGTTCATATTTAATCTGCTTCTCTCTATTCTTAGCCCACTTCCGTGTTTCTTTCCAAGAGTCTCCGCCACTGATTGTAACAGGTGTAACGATTTTTCTAGCTATTAAGTCGCAATCTGGACACTGTACTTCAGCTGTCTCTGAGTCTACAAACTTCTCATTGACGTGTCCATTGTCACATTTGAAGTCAAACATAAACCTCATTAGTCTACGTCTACTTCTACTTCGTCTTGTTGCTGTTCTTTAGCTGTTTCTATCTGTGCTTCTAGGTTCAGCATATTAGCCATGACTACAAGTTGTCCCTTACGGAAGTAAAGGTCTTTGTCGTCTTTACAGGCTTCGACTGAATTGACATTATCAGCACTTCCTTTGATGTCTTCCATTAAGTTCTTCCAACCATCTGAACGGAACATCTCTTCAAAGGAACGATAATACTTTTCTAGTTCTCTATCACTCATTTACTGTTTCTCCTTTAAGGACAGTCTTTAATTGTTAATTTATATAATATACTTAAGTATACTATAGGAATATTATAACATATTTTACTAAGAATGTCAAGAACTATTTTCTATGTCTTGCTGTTTTCTTAGCAATCTTCTTAGGTTGTTTACTAACTTGTTTACCTGCTTTGGTGTCAGCACGTTTCTTACGTGTCGTAGCGGCATATTCCTTCTTGGTCAAAGCCTGACGAGCCTTCTTGGGCAGATAGCGTTCACCTGTAGCTTTCTTACCCTGTGTGCTTGGTTTACCAGACTTAGTACCCCACTCTTCCTTAGTCCACTTCTT